TAGTGTTGAAGTCGGCTATCTTTCCTACATAAATGTTAGAATAGCAGGAAACTATCGGGCAAGCTGTATGTGGGTTGTTACATGACATGATGCAAATTTACTATTTTATTCCGTACTTTTTAGGGTTATCCATTATATCGTTACACCAAGTGTTCAAAGCATATCTGAAACAGTCCAAGAAGTCAGCCTTTTGATTGTCGTTAGAACGGTTCTTTTTGTTTATACCTCCTGCATCATCCGCTTCCGTATACATGATTTCGTTAATTAAGATCGTGCAGCTTTCGTCAATTACCAAGTCAGGATGAAGGGCAAAAACAAAATTACACAAATCCCTTGACCTGGAAACATTCGGGTTGACGTTCGGAACTTGTAACCGCTTCCCTAACCTGAACGCCCTGTCTATCTGTTCCCATGCATGCAGGTTCTTACCGTTTACAATGTTCTGCTCTACAGTTCTTTTCCGTTGGGTTGCATCACCAGTCCATAAACACGTTGCCATGTCTTTAGCCGTGTAGCTTGTTTTAATCAGTTCTATCTTATCTATAACGCCTTTGTTTACTAATGCGTGTTCTTTCAATACTCGGATATGGTGACCGTCTTTGTCAAACCACATCTGACATACAATAGTAGCGAACGGATTGAAGTTAAAGTCAGTTGAGAACCGTATCTCTTTATCTTCCCTTACAACCTTGCCAACGTGCTTGCTGCGCTCAAAGTTGTAGATAAACGGCTTGTCTATATCCTCCCTGCCCCATTCGCCCAAAACGTAGATGCGGTAATAATTAGGGTTGACCTTTGCTTTTAACTCTAATGTACGCTTGTACTCATCATCTAAAAATTCATTATCCTGGTACGTTGTCTTTACCACCGTGCAGAACTCTGGCGTGTTATCAAAGAACCTTTGCTTTAGCCAATGCCGTTCGTCTATTGGGTTAAAGGATAAAATGATCTGTTTGTAGTTCAGCGTTTCACCTCTTAACCTTAAATCTATTTGGTCGAAGTCGTCAGATGTTATTTCCGTTGCTTCCTCAATCCATACCCCTGTTATACCTGTAATTGACTTTAGCTTCTCTACATCATCCAAACCGCCCATTAGTATTTCATTGCCGGTAGGTCGGTGTGTGATGCGCATTTCGGTCTTATTAACGTCAAACTCTGACCTTATGCCGAACTCGCTTATTCTATCTATAATCAACTGGTAGGCACTTGACCTAATTGTATTGGCTACCTTCCTAATAACTAAAAATCTATGACCTACCTCCCCTACCGTTCGTGCTACTATCTTATCAGCAGCGAACACCGATTTACCGCTACCTGCACTACCGTACAAAACAAGGTACCTGTCTTCGTTTTCAAACAACGGAAGGTAAACTTCATTTACCTGTACTACCTTTTGCGACAAATACTAACTGTTTTATTGTTTCGTTTTCAAGTTCGTGGGTGTGGTCTATGTAGCTTTGATTTAGCTTCCTATGTTCTTCCGGCGTAGCAATTAGCCTATACAACGCTAACAACTCGGCAGCTTTTTCAGACTTCCACAACTTAGCCCTGATTCCAGATTTAGTCTTTATTTTATTCTGCTCCAGCATTTCCTTTAAGTCGTTGTATTCGTTGCTTTCCAATGGGAATAGCCTATAAAACGTGGTCTTATCGCAAGGTATAAAAGCCACAATGTCCTCAATAAAAAACAGGTTGTGCTTTTCTATTGCTTCTTTTGCTTGTTCGTATAGCTTGTTCTTATCGTATGCCATTATATTGCCTCTCCGTTCTTTTTAATCAATATGCTTGAGTCAAGTTTGCGCATTCGGTCAATTATCACTTGGCAATACTTCGGGTCTAACTCCATGCCGTAGCACTTTCGTTTTAGTTGGTGGGCGGCTACCATTGTAGAGCCACTTCCAAGAAAGCCATCAAATAATAAATTGCCTTTAACGTGGTCTTCAATTATTTCAGATAACATCTTGATTGGTTTTTGAGTAGGGTGAACTCGCTTTTCTTTTTCCCCCGCCCTAATCATTCCGTTCCAAAGTTGGTCGTAAATTCTTATCGGAGTATGAAAGCTACACCACGCCATTTCACCATCGGCAAAAGTGTTTCTAATATCAGTACCCGCTCTTTTGTTCCATATTAACCAACTATCGCTGAATGGCAAGAAGTCGGTAAAGTAATTACCACCCCAAATAATAAACCTATCCATACCAAGAGCAACGCAGGTATCGTAGAACTCTTTTGCAGTATCGGTTGTATCATCTGCAATAACCTCTGAATACTTACCCTTTTTTGCCACCCCAAAGTCAGCTCCCACCATTTCTGACTTTACAACCTTAATCCCGTAAGGTGGGTCGGTGAATACCATATCGGCCTTCTCACCATTCATCAGCCGAGCCACTTGATCGCTATCGGTACTATCACCACAAAGCAAACGATGCTCTCCGATTTCAATTAAATCGCCAAGTACGATGTCGGTTTGCAATTCATCGGGCATTTCGTATTCATCCTCCTTTGCTTCCAGTTCTTCTGCCACAACAAATCCAGGCAAATCAAGCCCCCACCCTTCAAGTTCTTCTGAATCCCATTCATTCGCTAAAATATCCCAATCCCACTCACCAAAGCCGACGTTGTCTTTTATAATAAATTCCTTCTGTTTGATTTCATCCCATGTAGCCACATACACAGGTGCCTCTTTTACTCCTGCTGCTTTTAGTGCTTTTAGCCTCATGTTACCGCCCAGAACTACCATGTCCGGATTAACGACAATCGGTCTTGCCTCCAGCATTTCTGGAAACTCTTTTATCGACGTAACCAACTTGTCGAATTTATCGTCTTTGATTATTCTCGGATTATTAGGGTTTGCTTTTATATCTGAAACCCTTATCAGCTTAGTTGCCATATTGCAAATATACGAATTTTAATTTTCAGGCTCTTCCGTTGCGCTCTTGATCCACAAGTAAATTAATACGGCAATATGTTTCATAATTATATTTTTGGTAGATTTGGTATGTATTTAGATGCCATTTCAAAATAGGTTGGGACTATCATCGATAGTATTGCTCCAGCTACTGTTGCAAAAGTTTCTTCATCAATTGCAATAATTTTTGGAGTTTTATCATTAGGGTCTCCTATTGCTGGCCAAACATATTCTCCAGCACCATAATCATGAGTTATCCAATCTTCATTTTTTGTGTTTACACCGCTTTCTCGTGCAATATGACGGGTTAGTACTAACCTATTCAAGTGAATTCCTGCTTCATGTGATATTTGCTCCATTAATGCAACCATAAGTCCTGCATATTCAACAGCACCACCTATTCTTAATCCATTATTCCAGAAATAAATGTCCTTACCGCCATTCATAATATTAACCATACCATAAATAAGAGCATCATCTTTCTTTTCTTTTCCAGATTCTACATTTTTAATAGCATCGGCTTCAGGAACACCCATAAACTTTTCTACATCTTTACCTAAACTATAAATTCCACGAGAATCTTTTGAAAATGCCATAGTAAAACTGTCTTTAATTGTAGTACCAGCTATTGTTAAGTCAGGATGTTCAACTTTAATAGAAAAATCAAATCTCTTTGCCTCTGTATTTTCGTCTCCTTCTGCATCGGAAATTGTCCAGTTTGCAATATATGTGCCTGGGTATGCTAATTCAAATGAATTATCTCCGGTTTTTTCTTCATTTACGAATTGCTCATATAGTTTATAAATGGCTATAATTATGGCGAAGCTAACTAAAATGATTTGTAATGTTGTCATTGTTCTTCTGTTTTATTACTTAAAAAGTTATATTCAGATATTGCTTTGAAAATTTGCAAAGCAACTTGAGGCACTATGGCATTTCCGTAGGCTTTGATAGATTCGTTTCTCCATTTAGAAAAGGTAATTCTGTCCAGTTCGGTGGGAAGCCCATCATCTCTGCCACAAATCGGGGATTGAGTTGGGAAGTTTGACCAGTCTGATGAAATTGGTCTGCTAAATTGTCCGCTTTCTGTTTTAGTCGACCTCTTTTTTCCAATGCTTCTGTTGAACTGGCACCTTTGTAATTTACTGCTGCCGGTGTCGGTAGTAGCATCCTGCTCAGTGTCATAGAGTGCATACTTCCTTCCTTTACCTGAGTTGACTTCATGTTTGCTGTTGCTCCGGATGAGTCCATTGCTGTTGGCGTAGGGAGTAGGCCGGCTATATCTACCAATTTCGGCCCGTATTCCGTGCCTGTCCCCTTGTTCTTCTTTATGAATCTTCCATTGCGTTGAATTACTCTTTCCTGTTGTGGCGATTGTATGTCGTTGGCTGTTGGTGTTGGTAACAGTTTCGCTATCCGTCCCAAATTCAAAGAATGGCTGTTCTTCCCGTCTTTGGTTTTCCTTCTGCCCGTTTCCGTTATTTCGCAATCGCTTGACGGTTCTTGTGTGGTTGGAGTAGGCAACAAACCAAATTCGGTCTCTTCTATGCGGAGCGTTGACGGCACAAGCTGGAAGTAAAAACGGTTGAACTTCGTACCCTTCAGCTTCCAGGTCAGCCTGCACTTCGTCGAATACCAACCCTTCTGACCAATTAACAAGTCCACGAACATTCTCGCCCACAACCCAGGTTGGCGCAATCTCTCGAATTGCTCTAAGCATCTCTGGGAAGAGGTGTCTGTCATCCTCTTTTCCAAGTCTCTTCCCTGCCTGTGAGTATGGTTGGCAAGGAAATCCTCCTGTGAGAATGTCAATTTGTCCTCGGTGAATAGTGAAATCTGTCTTTGTGATGTCATCGTATGATATTGATTCAGGCCAATAATATTTGAGTACTTGCTTCCCAAAGTCGTTCCATTCGCAATGGAATATGTTTTGCCATCCCATCCATTCCGCAGCTAATTCAAAGCCACCTATCCCTGAAAATAATGATCCGTGGCGCATTTTATTTATCAGTCTGTTCTGTTTTATACTTCCTTTCAAAATAGTCCTTTGGCGTTTCGTAAGTATCTGCCTGTGCGAACCCTGCAACGTAGGCGTGTTCTATTGCCCTCTGTTCAACTGGCATTAGTTCTTCGACCTGACCCCTTACAAGTCCAAATAAATATCTTGTGTGAGGCGTAGCGTGCTGCATTTGGAATGTTAGCCAATTGTCTAATAACTGAAGTGGTGTCTTTTCTTTCATTGGTTT